GCAAAATTACCACCAGATATAATGTCCTTTTTTTTGTCAATGCTCTTTTTCATCATTTCCACATTTAATTCTGCAGCATCTTTTATATGAGCATTCCCAACACGCTTTATCCCATTAATATTAGGGCGTATAAATGTAATTCTTGTTTTAAACTCCATTAATTTCTTCCATAAATTGCTTTCCAAGCTCTCTCGCCTCAACTAAGCGTTCCAAATTTTGACCAATTGCATTTACCGCTTGTTCTTCTGCCCAAACTAATGGGTCATCCAAAATAGCTTCTATATTACCCTTTAGGGTAATATTAACATCGTTTAACTTATCAAGCTCCTTGGCGAAGTTGATTAAAGAGTCCTTGTTGGTTTCTTTGCTCATTTACTCCTCGATTATCGTCTATTACTTTTTGAGCCTCTTTTAACGAGAGGTCTTTATTGTCTCTTACCATGAGTTTTGCTTCTGTTGTCAAATTATGAGCTAAATCAAATTCATCTCTCATAATCTGGTCTTGAACTGTCATTGGATACTCAACTTCTCCAAAATCTACGGCAAATTTGTCTGGCAGTTTGATAGAGTTGTACTCTGCAATGGCTTTTTCTACTTGATATAGATTTCTTTCATAGACACGCCACAATTCAATATCATCCACGAAATCCTCATGTCGTTCTAAGTCTTTAATCATCAAGCTAATTCCAGAAGGTACTTCTCCACCAGTTTCTGCCCATGTAACCCATAGGTGGTGGTTCTGTGCTACCATTTCTATCTGAAATTTGACATTGTCAATAACACTCTGAATATCACCACCGGGTGTAGCTATATTGTACGAACCTCCATCACCAAGCATCAATATCTCATCACTTCCTGTTCGTGATACTGGCTTGTCTGATTCAAGGTTTGTCCACGGTTGACCAAACATCTGGAAACGTAAACCAAGTTGCATCTCGGTCATTGTAATGTTGACGTGCTCATTTGCGTTCACAATGTCTGAGCTACCTTCAACATAAAAAGAATCTATCTGATTTTCTCTATGTAAGAAAACAAAAGGCAATGTGCCATAATTATGTGGCTCACTATGCAATACTGCACCTTCTGCATCATAAATTTTAAAATTATTATTATCAAAAAAGGCAAATTGTAATTTTCTAGTATCTTCTGGGTCATTTACAGGAAGATTCATTGGATATACAATTGCTTGTGGGTTAAATGGGTCGCTACCAAAGTATGGGTCAAAATAATAGACAGGTCTATACTCAAAACGCTCTGATTCTGGATTAAACATTACTCGAACAGCAATAGAACCGACTAAACGAGTCATTCTTTCCAAATGTTTCATCATTACGTCTTTACCATTGGTAAGTTCGTCATATTTTCCATTGACATTGCGTTTTGCACCAATTGTATAAATTCTACTTACCTTATTAATAAATTTCTTAGTAAAATTTGCTTCATAAGGCGGTATTTCACTAAACGACTCTCCAAAGTAGTCATCTATGTACTGCGTAGTCGAAGTACCTGTATAATAGTTTAAATATTTTCTAACTTGCTCTCTCCTAGCTCTCGATTGTAACATTTTAAACTCTTTTAATGAACTAGCGACAATCTCCGCTGGGGTTAACGGTATAAATTCCATAATATTACCTTTTTACTGTTATAATTTCTCTTTGTTTGATTGGAAAGCGATTTATTATAAAATATCTAAACGCATCACACCCGTGGTCGTGATAACCATCTTTTAATGGGTCAGCCTGTAAATGTTTACCTTCTACAGCCTCTGGATAACGATAGTTTTCAAAATCCTCCATAATTCCTGTGCATTTTTCATCAACGTGCACTCGTCTTAGTTTATCAGCACTCTCAAAAAATCCTCTAACATGACTTACTCCTGAAGCTATATTTCTGCTTAATTTGTCCTTTTTAAAACGTATAGCCATGCCATTTTTCCTAAAAATCTCTATGTCTCCTAATCCAGACTGTCCTTGAACATTAGAACCAGCTGGGTCTCCAAAATATACAAGTACAGAGTATGGTTTTGCTTTAACTTTCTTTGCTAACGCATCTGTAGCAATATTTCTCTTATGTATAATCTCATCAATAATATTAATATGATTAATTCCACCAGCAGTATATGTTTGCATCCATAAAACGGCTGGCATCCTATACCCAAAATCAATAACGCAATATGTAGGTAAATTAGGATTGTAAGGAAATGTTCCGCAATCTAACTCTCTTTTAAACGGATATACTCTACCTTCAAATGTAGAAAATTCTCCACCATACTCTTGGTCAAATATTTCTTTTGCTAAATTTCTTCTTCTTTCCTGTATGAAAGGGTCTTTTTGTCCGAGAGGGAAAGCATGGGTGTTAGTCCAAGATGGTGACTGGAGAGAGTACCACTTAGGGTCAGTTTTTCCGAGCAAGTACAAATCGTACACCCAGTTATAGCCCTGTGGCGTGGTTATGAATATTGCTTTCCCTTTTCTATCGGACAAAGTTGGTGAGAGATACATATCCCAAACTCTGCGTGGCATTTTGGCGGCTTCATCCACAATCAATAGGTCTAAACCTTCTCCGACCAAACTTGAAGGATTATCCGCTGACATTCCCTCCACTACAGAGCCCCATTTAAATTTAATAAACTGTTCTTTTTCGCTTGCACTTGCAATATCATTTTCGTGTCCTACGACCATATCTTGCCAAACTTCTCGGAACATCAACCGAGATTTCTTATATGACAACCCTACCAACCAAACCTTTTTATTAGGTTGTGCCGCTATAAACTCTGCTTCACGAAATGCGGCTGTTGTCTTTCCGTATCTACGCCCACAGATGTTCACAAAAAACGAGGCAGAATCCTTATTTGGAAAATGCAATCTTTTCTGCCCATCGTGTGGATTGTACCCGATGTACTTAAACCATTTTCTCTTAAAATCGTGTGTTTGTGACGTATTCAATAATTGTTTTTAATTTATGATTGCACAAATATTATTTACTAATTTAAGTTTTAACCAAATATTTTGGCAATTCAAAATAATAATAAAACTCATACGGAGGTAAAATGGATAATCAACAACAGGAAGTTGTAAAACCTGTAGTCAACGAAGACGTAAAACAAGATAGCACAGAAGCTACAGAAAATGTGCCTAATAATTCTGTTCCTTATAGCAGATTTAGTGAGGTTAATGATAAATATAGGGAACTTGAGGATAAGTTTAATGGCTTAGTAAAAGAACAAGAATCTGTAAGACAGAAAAAGCTCCAAGAAGAAGGTAAGTATCAGGAGTTGCTTGTTGAAAAAGATAAAGCCATAGAAAAACTTTCTCAAGATAATAAAGATAAGAGCGAATACCAAGGCTTGCGTAGAGATATGCTAGTCTCAGAATTATCTGATGAAGATAAAAAGGCATTCGGAGACCTTCCTCTTATACAATTGGAAATGCTAGTCGCAAAACTATCAAAGGAACAACGTAAGAACGTTCCTGATGTTCCCGGTGCAATCAACGAGGGGGAAGCTCCAAAGGATTGGGTGAATATGCCAGACGATGAAAGGCGTAAGAACTGGAATAGGGTTTTGCAGACTTATATGAGAAAATAAATTTAGGAGAATATAATGGCAACACATTATGATGGTAGTGCCGCAACGGTTACTACTGAACAATATTTCATTCCTGAAATTTGGGCGGATGGAATTTATAAATATTTTGATAGAAAAACTGTTTTTCGTGGTTTAGTTGATGATTATTCAGCTCTTGTTTCTGGCAAGGGTTATGGAGATGCTATTAATGTACCAGAAATGAGTATTATTACTGCTACAGCAAAATCTGCTGGTGCAGACGTAGCGTATGATGCAACAGCAACAACTACTACTCAGTTGGCACTTAATAAACATAAGTATGTCGCAAAGTTATTTGAAGACATAGCTTTAATTCAAAGTGAAGCTGATTTAGTAGCTAAATATAGTCGCATGATGGGCGAAGCTCTTGCTCGTCAAGTTGATGCAGATATTTGGGCTGAACTAGATGGCTTAAACCAATCTCAAGACCTTTCTGCTGACAATACGTTGACAGCTGGAGTTTTTGAATCAGTTTTAGCTACACTAGGTGAAAATGATATTCCTTATATGGATGGAGAATGTTCAATGGTTGTTAACCCAACTTTATTTGCAGATATTCTAAATCCTTCAGGCGGTATTGCTCAATACTTTATTCGTAATGATGCAGTAGGCGAGGGAAATCGTGGCTTGAGAAGCGG